TGAACCCCGATACTCACCGCTGGCTCTTGGGAGAAGAGAGGCGTTTCGAACGACTCAACTCTTCCCAGAATATCCACGCTCGTCTCAGAGCTGTCGTAGAAACGCAGCTTGACCTGAGACTGAGGCATGAAGAACTTGTAGAGCCTGCGGCGAATATCCTGCACGGTGTAGTTGAGATCGTCAGACTCCAAGTCGAACTTGAAGACCAAGTCTCTCTTCTCACGGTGCGAGGACCGATAGCTAGCCCCAGGGATCCGAAGGTAGTCAGACGAAACCAGGGTCGCGTTGACAGGGTCGAGACCCTCTACCTCTTCGAGAATGATTCCCTCGGAGGGGTCTTGGAGAGTCAAAGCGAGAATATCGCCCTGCATCGTACGGGCTTCAACCTTGCTAAGCATTTGTCCCTCCCTTTGCGACGGATAGCTGGTTCTTGGTCTGCCGATAGATCTCGGCAGTGGACAGAGCCTTCGGTGAGTTGTTGTTCTGGACGAACGTGATTGGTGAGGAAATAGAACGCTCCATAGCCGATTCCGTGACAACCTGCTGGTTGCCCGAATATCCGTTCGAAGCCGCTGTGGCCGACGTCAGAGTGGTACCAACCGTGAACGGCTTCGTCTGAAGAAGCGATCCAAGCTTGGTAGCATCACGCTGAACATTTGTCAGGTCCAGAACTGGGGTGATGGTGGGGTTGACGTCCATGTTGGCTGCGACGATCTCGTTCATGCCAACGATCGACTTCTTCATCGCATCGATAGCAGTCTGACCAACCTCACCCGACGATTTGGCGACGATTCCGCTGTAAGCATCGAGACCAAGGGCGAACCCCTGATCCACGAACTTACCGATCTCGTGGAACTCCTTCGATGGGGAAGCAATGCCCAGGAGACTCTTGGCTGCGTTGAGTGCGGTTTGTGCCACGCTCTTAGCCGCCTGAATAACCGAGCCGATTCCGCCACTGATACCACCGGTCAAGCCCTCAATAATTGCACTACCGAGGTTTCGACCAGCAGCCTGAAGTGCCGCCGAGTTTCCGCGAATCGCGTCAGCCACGCCGTTGACGAACTTCACAACCGTCCGGGCGCCTTCTTCAGCGACCTTAGGAGCGTTGTCACCCACACCACGGATGAACTCCGTGATAACCCGCGTACCGGCCGTGACCACTTGGTAGATGTTGTTGGCGATACCGTTCAGGATGCCAATGACGATCTTCATACCAGCGTCCACAAACTTCGGAACGTTGTTGGCCAGCGTCTGGATGAGCTGAACCACCATGGACGCAAGCGTCGCGATGATTCGAGGAGCGTTGGTCTGGATGGCGATCAAGATCGAGGTGATCATGGTCGTTGCTGCAGCCGTCATAGTCGGACCGGACTCGGATATGACCTTGGCGAATGCGATGATGCCCTCTCCGACAGCCTTGAGAGCCATCGGAATCAGGTTGATCACAGCCCCAAATATGGCGGTCAGAGCCGCGGCACCCGCCGTCCCAGCAATGCTGAGAGCAGTCAGGCCTGCCGAGAACATCAGAACACCAGCGCCGGCCAAAGCCAGGCCTAGACCCAGAAGGCCGATAGCGACACCCAGGCCGAGCAAGCTCGGGATAAGCGGCGTCATCAACGCGGCAGCAATCGCTAGGATCGCCAACGCACCAGCCAGGACGAGCATGCCCTTACCGATCTCTTCCCAGCTCATACCACCCATGGTCTTGAGGACCGGAGCGAGGATGGCTAGAGATGCTGCCACCACGAGCAAGGCCGCTGCACCAGGTAGAGCCTCTGTCATGAGGATCATGGCCACAGCGATGATGCCAAGAGATGCCGCGAGCGTGATTAGCCCCTTGGCGATCTCTTCCCAGCTCATTCCGCCCATCTTCTTGAGCGCCTCTCCGATGAGGAGAAGAGAGCCGGCGACAACGCCCAATGCCACAGCGGACATCAGGGTGTTAGGAGGCATGAGAGCCAACGCTGCGACAATCAGACCCAGAGAAACGGCCATGGAGCCGAAGCCCTTACCAAGAGTCTCCCAGTCCATACCGCCAAAGTCCTGCACAGCAGAAGCAATGATCTTGAGGGAAACACCAAGCAGAACCAGACCCGCACCGCTAGAGAGACTCGACTTACCGAGCTCACCCAAGCGCGTGAATATGGCCAGAGCCGTTAGAGCCGCACCGACACTAGCAAGACCCTTGACAAGAGTCCCAGTGTCCATCTCCCCGAAGTCCTTGACCGCAGAGGCCAAGATCTTGATGGCTGCCGCGATGGCAATCATCCCGATACCAGCGGAGATCATCTTGCCGGTGTCCTTGGGCATGAGTTGCATGGTTGCCACGACGGCTCCCAGAAGCACGACCACACCAGTGAGGCCCTTGATCAAGTCTCCCCATGGAATATCGGAGAGGTTCTTGACCGCCGCTGACAGGATCAGGATCGCGCCGCCCAGGAGAATAAGACCTGCCGCGACGAAGGGCAGCTTGAGGGCTGCTCCCGATGAGGAGATCTTGTCGAATATGGCAAGTGCCGCACCCAACTGAGTGAACATGACCGTGATGGCGACAAGCGCTTTGGTCAGCTTGGCCGAATCGATGAGCGAGAGAGCCACGACCGAGACGGTCAGGATGCCCACAGCGCCGGCGATCTTGAGGATGGCGTCGGCCTTGATCGAAGTCTCCATGGCCTTAAGGCTACCCGTGAGACCGTCGAGGCTCTTCTTAACGCTGTCCAGCATCCCATCGCCGAAGTCAACCTTGAGACCGCCATTGACGAACTTCTTGATCAGAAGCACGAGGCCTGCGAACAGACCCGTGTTGATCGTGTCGAGGACGGTGTTGAAGTCTCCAGTCTTGATCGAACTTGCAATGGCGGTTCCGAGCTGACTGAACGCGGCCGAAACAGCATCCCCGAAGGGGCGTAGGAAGTTGAGCACGCCTTGGATGTTCCCAAGAAATGCCCCCCAAGCCTTGGCCGCTGCTTCTGCGAGGGTTTTGAGCGGCGCAAAGCGTTCTGCGAACCGCTCGAACACGCCACCGCCCATGTTCTTGATTGTGTCGCCGGTGAACATGCTCCCAATGGCCTTGGCGAAGTCCTTGATATAGCCGACAGCCCCAACGACGACGTCTCCGATCTGATCGAAGAATCGTGTGAAGCCTACGCCAGACTTGATCGCCTTATCCACACCCGTGATCCACAGGGCGATGCCTGAGAGGAAATGGAGGATGCCACTGCTACCTTCCGTCATCGAACTGAAGAGACGACCGAAGACGCTTGCGATGCCCTTGATGACCTGAGCACCGATGCTGAAGACCGCGAACACGCCAGTGAATATGGTCTTGATAGCCGAGAGAGTCTCTTCCCCAGGCTTCAGCTTCTTGGTGAACTCCTCGAAGTTCTTTGACATCTCAGCGAGCCGAGCTCCCGTCATGGGCGGGAATATGTCGCGGAAAGCTTCCTTCACAGGAGCAAGCACAGCCATGAGCGCGTTGAACGCGTTCGAGATGCCGTTGATTACCGCAGTACGACCACCCAAGTCCTTCCACTCGGAGAGGACCTTGTTACGAGCATCAGCAGAAGCGTTGATCATCCCACCAAGTACGTTATTGACGTTGGTGAACAGAACCTTGGCCTCGTCGAAGTCGCCGAAGATCGTCTGCCAGGTCTTAGCCCATCCCGATCCAGCAGTTTCCTGAAGCGTGTTGACAAGCTGAGACATGGTCTTGATCTTGGTAGCAGCATCCTTCGCGGTCTGTCCCATTTTGAGGATCCCGGCGATCTGCTCATCGTTGTAGCCCATTGTCTTGAGCTGCGAGGCGTTGAGGTCGCCAGTGAACTTCTGAAGCGTCTTCGTCAGAATATCGGACGTCAACCAGCCCTCTTGCAGAGAGTCTCGGAAGCTTCCGTTCTTCTTGATGATGTCGTCGACAGCGACGCCCTGGTTACGAGCCGTCTCCTTGATGGCATCCTGGAAGACCTGACCGCCCATGCCTGCATTGACCACGGAGTTCCAGTCCATCAGCTTGACTGTGCCCGTAGACATAGCCTGCGACAACTGGTACATCGCGGTAGACGCCTGCTCCGAGGACGAACCCGACATCGCGGCGAGGTTGGCAATGCCCTTGATCGCTTCGGTGGCCGGCTTGAGCTCGACTCCCGCTGCGGTGAAGGTACCGATGTTCCTAGCCATCTCCGAGAAGTTGTAGATCGTCTGGTCGGAATATGTGTTCAGATCTTGCAGTGCCTGGTTGACCTGGTCCAGAGTCGTACCCTTGGCCGATGTGTTTGAAAGAATGGTCTGAATCGAGTTCAGGTTTGTCTCGTATTCCTTCAAACCGCTGGAAATCTGATCGGTGGTCAGGCTCTTGATCAGAGTAGTGCCGACGTTAATCGCCTTATTCGCGATGTTGGTCAGCGCGGTGATGGCAATCACAGACATCGCCGAGAACTTGCTCGAGATGTTGGAAAGGCTCTCCTGCATTCCAGCCAGAGAGAATTTGGAGGCGGCAGACGAAACATCGTCCAGGCCCTTTGTTGCCCCGTGGAGCTTGAGCCCGTCCTTGAGGGCGCTCAGCGAGTTTAGGGTCGACTTGATGCCGTTCTCGAACTGTCCGTTCTGGAACTTCATCTCAACTACGCGTTCGTCAATACTGCTCATGACTTTGTCACCACCTTCCAAACCTCGTCGGCTATCTTGTCGAATATGGGTTTCATTGCGGGGTTGATGTAGTCGCGTCCAGCGACATAGCCTCCGGTACCTGTACCGTGGCCATACTGCAGGATGATCGCGATGTTCGTGCCGTGGATCATGTGACTGTTGGACCAGATGATGGAATATCCACCTCGTCCGCCTTCTACACGGTGACTCCAGGAGTGCGCAGTTAGGCCCGTCTCATGGGGAGTAGCTTTCGCCAACGCGGCAGTTCCCATTGCGCCATACTTGTCGAGAACACCCATTAGTTGCAGGTTCTGCATGGCATTAAGGAATTTGTCCGTCTTGTCGAAGGAGCCACGTTGAATGAACTCAAACCCCATGACGAGTCCTTTCTACGCCATATCGTATTCGATGTCCCAGAAGATTTCCATACCACCAGAAATGGTCGTGGGCGAAGTGTTCGTGAAGTTAGAACCAGACCCACCATACCCATTTGTCCCATACCCCTGGAATGTGGTTCCACCCAATGAGCTTAGGTATGGCGAATATGTGTACAAAGCAGCAGAGCCCGAGTATACGAGTTGCAAAATACCTATTCGCCTGTTCGGAATATTGGAAGTGGCATAAGGAACGGGCAGCGAAAGTGAATAGATGCCACCGCCACCGTTTAACCCAGTAGTACCACAGGCAATGTACCCAAACGTTTTGCACATCCTACCGGTACGGAAATACCTACCGGTGATAAGACCACCAGCGCCCAATGATGGATTACCCCCAGTAGCTGCCCAAACAGGAGTATAGAGCTGCCAGGCAGTATCGCGCATGACCCATGCGGCGCCATCCCATTCGCCGAAAGCCTTGGTGTCCGTCTCGTAGATCCTTTTGCCGAGGAACATGTTCGTGGTCGGACGAGTCGTGGAAGTGCAGGAAATGGGCCGAGTGGCTACGGAATATGCCTGGTTGGTGATGATGTCAGCCTGTGCAGCAGCGATGTTGGCCTTGGCGGTGGTGATGTCGCTGGTGTGCGTCGCAATGGTGAGACCCTGAGCTGAGATGTTAGCGGTGTTCGCCGCGGTGTCGGCCTTGGTTCCCCACTTGGTGGCATCGTCGGCAGTCTTGGCCGCGAACAATGCGTTGATTCCATCAGTGGTCAAGCTATCGACCCGTGCCATGGTTCCTCCTATTCGATCATGATTGCGTTGCCACTCGTGGTGACAGTGGGGTCATCCATGCTGAAGGACCCATTGTGGTTATCGATGACAGCTGAGCCCTCAGCCGAGTAGTGGCCATTGGGCAGAAGCGTCACGCGGAACGACTCGTAGGAGGCGAACATAGCGGTGAGTTCGGTCAGAGTGGGCAACCTTGACGCCGACATAGCCGCTCCGTAGAGGGTGTCTTCTAGGGTCTTTAGAAGTTCAGCACTGACTCTGGTTGAATCGATGACGAAGTGCGCTGTTGGCTTGTATGTGGGTCCAACAACCACCGGGGTAGCCGTCAAGTTCCAACTGAGCGTCTTAGCTGCTGCCGACTCAGTCAAAGACTGATTGTCCTCATCAGCGGGCTCTGCCATGATGTTGTACAGGATGTGGATCTTGTATCCGTACGAATGCCCAAGCAAATCATTCCCGAGAAGGGTCCTGTATGACAGACCGAAGGATTTGCGACGCTGGTTGGTTGCGATCAGGCCTTTGTAGACCTCAAAGCTTCCATCTACAGCGTCGAACTCCTGAGGACTTGAAAAGGCGGTCAGTACGCCCTTGAACTCGGTCGGCTTGGGTCGGTTGAGATACTTGACGCCGTCCAGGTAGTACGGTTTCGGTTCACCACCGGTAGAAGACTCGGATACGGAAACCAATCCGTTCCAGGGAACTCCGGCACGACCCGCGATGAAAAGAACGCCTCGATCGACCCCCGTCTCGAAGAAACGAGTGCCGAGAGCATTCCAGTCAAGTCGCGTCATTGGCTTCCTCCTATCTCAGCCTTGGGTATTGAATTCTCTGCGGCGTTGTTCGTTGAGCTCACGGTTCCTTTGGGCAACCTCTTGACGAGACATCTTCCTAGGAGGCGAGTTCTTGATGTTGCACACACGAACCAACGCAAGAAGTCGGTTCAAGTGCCAATGTTGGCACTCAAAAGGGATGTTGAGGGCAACCATCCAGTAGTAGATGAGCTCAGCCGTGATGATCTCACGTGAAGACCTGCTTATGTCCTCACGAAAGGTGGTGGCGGTCATCTTTGCCGCGATGTAGGCGTTGATCTCGTTCAGGTTGTCTTCAGAGAGTCTGAGGAAAACTTCCGCCGGGGTTTTTTCGTCCAAACACATTGCCATAGCGTACCAAAGTGTCTCTTCTGTGGACTTGGGATCGTTGGAGAGAAAGGGCTTCTCCCAAAACGACTCCCATTTTGAAAGAGAGGCCAGAGAATGCTCAAGTTCTACTTCGACTGCTTCATCGGAGATGAACTCCTGAGTCTTTTCGTCGAAGAATTCCCTTTGAGGGATGATAATGGTGAGCATTCTCTGGCCTCCTTTCGTTGTTGTGACTAGACGAAGTCGAAGAACCAGTCGTCGTCGGTGACCGGCGGGAAGATCTTCCCAGCGGTGGGGCGAGCCGTGACAACGGTGTCGGTCGTGATGGTGACCGTTCCGCTGACAACCTCGCCATCGATGAGGTACTCCACGCCGGTGACCGTCGGGATGGTGATGACGTGGGTACCCGAGTTGTACGTCGGAGCCGTCGGGGTGACGGTCGTGACGGTTCCACCGAAGAGGGCCAGAACATCGGCCGGCTGCGGAAGCTCCGGGTCGACGCCGGCGGACCCGTAGAGCAGCTGCTCGAGCTGAGCCAGGGCGACGGAGTTGACCTTGGTGGAGTTGATCGTGATCTGAGCCGTCGGCTTGAACCCGGCGACGCCCACCGGAGAAGTGGTCACGGCCCAGCTGAAGGTGAGAGCCTCCGGCGAGTCGTTGATCGTCTGGTATGCCTTCTCCGACGGAGCCGCGAGAGCGCCGTAGATCAGGTGGATCTTGTAACCGTAGTCCTGACCTACGGTGTCGTTACCGACCTTGGTTCGGTAGGACAAACCGAAGCTGCGACGACCCTGCTGACCGAGCTGAACACCATCCACGGGGCTGGCAGTGCCATCGCACTGGCCGAACTCCTCGGGGTAGGTGAACGCCTCGATCGTGGCGCCGAAGTCCTCGGCCGAAACGAGGTTGAGGTACTTGATGTTGTCGGCGTACTGGGGGCTGGCCTCAGCACCGGAGGGCGATTCGGTGACGGAAACGAGACCGTTCCAGGCCACACCCGTGTCGTAGTTACCCGCCTCGTCCGGGATGTACAGGACACCATGGTCGACGCCGGTCTCGTACTCCCGCTCGCCAACCTTGTCCCAAATGATTGCGCTCATTGCCTATTCCTTTCTTAGAAATAGATAGTGAAGATGTCGTGGTTGAGGTTGTTTGCGGCGTAACTGCGAATGAAAGTGCACATTCTTAGCATTGCCAGCTTGTCTAAAACCTCACTGTCTGGATCCCTATCGATGTAGGTCACCTGGTATCGCTTCGTGAAACGATATGGATCGTTGTCAGCGAACTGCGTCACCCCATACTCTCGCCCATAGACGATGCACGGATATGCCATCGAGATGCTCGGTGGTGGTTGGAAATATACATTTGTGCTACCCAACGTGTCCTCAAGGAGTTGCTGGAGCGCTAGCCGTGGGGCCATTGTATACACCTCCCAAACGAAGCAGTAGGCGGGGAGTCTGAACGTCTACGTTAGAGACCTTCCAGAGCGTCCCCGCCCACTGCACGTACCGGATGGCAAAGAAATGTTCGTTCGCATACTGATCCGCGACGATGCTGATGGAATTTCCGACGGAGAGATCGTCATTGACTTTCTCACCTTCCTGAAGTCTACGACTGTTACGAACGACATCACCCATGTATGAAACTTCGGTAATGACGTCATCGTAGACTCCAGGACGGATTTCCGCAGCCTCACCGTAGCCGATGATTCCGAAGAACTTTGCCATCAGTTAGGTCAGCTCGAGGCCCGGGTGTACTTCCACGAGTCGTCGACGTTGTTGTCGAAGTAGTATCCCGAAGCCGGGGTAGCCACGACGTTCAGCGTCTGACCGGGGGAAAGCGTGACCGGAGCACCCGTGGTGAGGGTTGCACTGGTGTCCGCGTTCTTGTACACGACACCCGTCTGGGTCGGAACCGTGACGACGTTGTTCGCACGGGTCGGCGACTGCGGGTCGACCAGGACGTTGGTACCAGCGGTGGTCCGGAGCACGATGGCCGAACGCAGCTTGGTCAAGGCACCCGACAGGCGGGTCTCCATCAGGTACTTGTACTGGTTGTAGTCGATGTCGAAGTCGTCGAACGTGGTGAGCTCGCCACCACGGTCCGCGCCCAGGGTGTAGTCCGACAGGTTGACGATGACACCGAGCAGGTTGCCCTGGCCCTCGAGGACCTCGACCGGCACGACATCGGAGACGCGAAGCTCAGCAGCGAGCTCCGAGACGGTCCGATACATGCGCCGCTTCATCCCGTCACGCGTGAGCATGAGCTTGGACAGGGTCTCCTCTGTGGTGTAGAAGGTGGGGAGGCCCGTGCCCTTGTAGAAGCGACGGTTGAGGATGAGCGCGTCGACGATCTCGCTGTAGTCCGAGCTCGCGTCCGCGAGGTTGACGTTCACCGTGTAGGTGTACAGCTCGTGGTCGTTGGCGATGGACCGGATGCCGGCACCCTCGGTGGTGGTACCCGCGGGGTCCTTGATCTTGTCCTCATCCGAGGGGTCGCGACCGTCACCCACGAGGATCGCACGCGCGAGCTCCTCGTCCAGCATGAGACGCATCTCCTGCTTCATCCACACGACGACGTCGAAGTCGGTGATGTCCACGATGTCATCGCGGTCCAGCTTCTGCTTCTTGTAGATGGTGGTGGGGGTGGTGACTCGCTTGGACACACCGAAGAACTCTTCCTTCTTCAGGTTGCCCTTGATGTAACCCTTCGCACGGGCCTCATCCTCGGTCAGGTCGGCGTTCT